AAGACCTATACAAAGCAAAAAGGTCCTTGGAGTTGAAGTGGGAACAGGAGCATCTGTCTAATGGTAGATACACTCTTGAAATGGTCAGAATTGATGACAAAGTTAAAGAAGTCATCACAAAGATCAAGCTGGAAGAAGCAGCGATTGCTCACAAGCAAAACACCATAGAAGGTGCAGCTCCAGAAGTTTCAGTAGCTACTTAATAAAAAAGCTACATCGTTGAATAAATTCAATTCACATTACAGGCTCTCTTGCACTCTATTAAAAACTAGTATATAAAAAATACACTATACATAAATTGAATATCGACGCGTATAGTCGATGGCCTAGAAACGATATTCAAATAACTAGGAGGATAATAATATGGCAAATACTACTTTTTCAGGACCAGTACGTTCTGAAGGTGGCTTTCAAATGGCTACAAAAAACGCAACAACAGGTGCAGTTACAACTAGAATGAGTTCAGGTATGCCTGACTTAACTGGTTTGTTATTAGCTGACACAGCAACAGCAGCAAATATTTCTATCGCTGATGGAATTATCGCAACTGTAAATTACACAGGTGCAGCAGCATGTGCTGTAGCATTACCAGCAGCAACTAGAGGTGCGATCGCAGTTTACGTTCAAGCTAAAGACACAGCGGGCGGAGTTTTGACTTTAACTTTTGATGCAGCAGGATCTGATGTTTTTGCTACAGGTTCTTTAATTGAATCAAGAGCAGCTAATGAAGTAACTTTTGATACTTCAACAGCAGGTGAAACACAATTAGTTTACACACCAGCTAACGCAGCTACAAACTTGTTTACAACTGGAAGCAAAATTGCTTTTATGTGTTTTGAAGACGGTACATGGCACATTGCAACTGAATTCACTGGTGCAGCAGCAGCTGTTACTGGTGCGTTTGCATTTGCAGCGTAATAAATAATTAATGTGGGGCTTCGGCCCCACATATAAATTTTAAGGAGATTAAACATGGCAAGCAAAGGTGATATACAAGCAACTAGATCCACGGCCGCAGCAGGAGCTGCAGCTATCATTTCGCAACCAATAAGACTACGAGGTATTATTATTGCTAATGATGGTGTTGGTGCTGGTGTTTTAGAGCTTACAACAACTTCAAATACTGGAACTACATTATTTATTGGTGATGTTCCAAATGGAGATGTAATTAATTTTACATTCCCAGAAGATGGAATTTTATTTCCAAAAGGAATTTTTTGTAAAACTAAAACTAACGTTGCAGCTTACACATTATTAACAGATAAATTTTCTGGTGCAGGTTTAACAGCAGGGTAATTAAATGGCCAATACTACTTCTGGCACTACAACGTTTGACAAAACGTTTTCGATCGACGAGATAATTGAAGAGTCTTATAACAGACTTGGTCAATTTGACATGAGCGGCTATAATTTAAAAACCGCTCGAAGATCGTTAAACATAATGTTCCAGGAATGGGGTAATAGAGGTCTTCATTTTTGGGAAGTAGCTAATACTAATATTACTTTAGTAAATGGTCAAAACGAATATAAAATTTTTAGAGCAACGTCTGATGGTAATTCTAATGGAGTGACATCTACATTGTCAGCAGCTATTACCTCCACAACAGCTACCACAGGAATTACGTTAGCTTCTATAGATAACATGCCAACCACAGGTACTATCAACGTAGGATCTGAAAATATTTCTTACACTGGGTTTAGTGATTTAGAGCTCACGGGAGTAACACGTGGAGTCAATGGAACTACTGCAGCTACTCATTCAAGCGGAGATACTGTTACTAACTTTGTAAATCAAGCTACAGAAATTTTAGAGTGTTCGTACAGAAATAACTCTAATGTAGATTCGCCTTTAGAAAAAATAAATAGGTCTCAATATCAGGCATTGTCTAATAAAACAGCTACAGGACAACCCTCACAATACTTTGTTCAAAGATTTATTGATCACATTTTAATCACTGTTTATTTAACGCCAGGCGCTTCTCAAAATGGTGATGTTATTAATTTTTATTATGAAAAAAGAATTCAAGATGCAGGTGCTTACACTAATGCAACAGATGTACCTTATAGATTTGTACCTTGCATGGTTGCGGGTTTAACTTATTATCTATCTATGAAGTACGCACAACCAAGAATACAAGAAACAAAATTAATTTATGAAGATGAATTGGCTAGAGCTTTAGAAGAAGATGGTTCTTCTGCTAGTGTCTACATTTCACCTAAAACTTATTATCCGAGTATATAATTATGGGAAATTTATCAAAAGGAAGATACGCAAAATTTATTTCAGATCGATCAGGTTTAGCATATCCTTACAGAGAAATGGTTAAGGAATGGAATGGTGCAAGAGTTCATACTTCTGAATATGAACCAAAACAACCTCAGTTGGAACCTAAACCCTACACTGCTGATCCACAAGGATTACCACATCCAAGACCGGCAAGAACAGAATTTCCAACTACAGATTTTTTACCGACTAATCCTTTTACGATGACTAATGCTTCTACTCAAGTTTCTGTTAGCTTTCCTTTTAGTGGTTATCAAAATGGAGACTTTATAAGATTCTATGATGTTAAAAGTCCTGTGGGAGGAGTTGCAATTTCTACTTTAGAATTAGAGACTACTTTAAACGGAAATATTACAGCAACAGATACCTCTATTACTTTAACTGACTCTTCTGCTTTTCCTAGTCAAGGATATATTGCAATTGAAAAAATAAATGCAACATCTGGATTATATGAAACTGAAACTATTTACTACAATGGTAATTCAGCAAACGTCTTATCGAATTGTGTTCGAGGTACAGCTGCTCCTTTTAGAGGACAGACTCCCAAAAACACACCCGCAGGTGAACACTCCAGTGGAGCAAAAGTTTACGGTGCTTACGCAGTAACGATGGTTCCAACAGTAGTAGCACAAGCGGGACAACCTTCAACTGTTACAGAATTTAACAGTTTTACTTTTAATTTAATCAGTGCTGCAAGTAGCATAGAAACGGGAGGCGGGTTCCAATGTTTAGCTGGACCTGTTAATGATAGAGCATGACATACACAGAATTAGTACAAAAAATTAGAGACTACACAGAAGTAGATTCAAATGTTTTAACTGATACTATTTGTAATGGATTTATAGAAAATGCAGAATTTAAAATTCTTAGAGAAGTTGATTCAGATAACAACAGAAGATATGCAACAGCTAACTTAATTACTTCAGATAGATTTATTTCAAGACCTGCAGGTTTATTAATTGTTAGATCTGCTCAAATTATTGATTCAGATGGAAGTTCTCAACCAAACAACAGAGATTTTTTACAATATAGAGATACAAGTTTTATGTCGGAATTTAATCCTACAGAAGCTACTGGAGTACCTAAATACTATAGCTTATGGGACGAACAAAACATTGTAGTAGCCCCTACACCCGATGCTACTTATACAATTCAGTTAAACTATATCTTGAAAGACCCTGGTTTATCTGCTACAAATACTACTACATACATAAGTCAAAATTTTCCCAACGGTTTATTGTATGCATGCCTAGTAGAAGCTTATGGCTTTTTAAAAGGGCCCATTGACATGCTCCAGTTATATGATAAAAAATATTCTGAAGCCGTCAAAGGATTCTCAATAGAACAAATGGGAAGACGAAGACGAGATGAATATCAAGCAGGTGTTCCTCGAATAGGAAAACAATAAGGAGATATACTATGGCTATAACACAGGCAATCGCAAATGCGTTTAAAAAACAATTATTAGAAGGAGATCAAAATTTTTCTTCATCTAGTGGTGATAAATTTAAACTAGCTCTCTATACTTCTTCAGCAACTCTAAACTCAGCAACAACTTCTTTTACAACTTCTGGTGAAGTTGCAAATACAGGTACTTACGCTTCCGGTGGTGATCCATTAACAGGTCAAAATACTTCAATTGCATCAGGTGTTGCAATTGTAGACTTTGCAGATTTATCATTCACAGGTGTAACGTTGACAGCTAGAGGTGCAATGATCTACAATACATCTTCTGCAGTTACTAATGCAGCAGTTGCAATTTTAGATTTTGGAGCAGATAAAACAGCTACATCAGGAACTTTTACAATTCAGTTTCCAGCATTTACTACAGCAGCAGCTATATTAAGAATATCTGGTTAAGGAGAATTAAATGGCGTTAGTCGTAAACGATAGAGTTAAAGAAACCTCTACCACTACTGGCACGGGTACACTTACTCTTGCAGGAGCAGTAACAGGTTTTGAAACATTTTCTAGTGCAATTGGAAATACAAACACAACGTATTACGCAATTGTAAATACTGTTAATGCTGAATTTGAAGTTGGATTAGGGACAGTAGCAGCAGGCACTTTAGCTAGAACTACTGTTATATCATCATCAAATTCTGATAGTGCGGTAGATTTTGCAGCGGGCACAAAAAATGTTTTCTGTACTTTACCTGCATCAAAATCAGTAATACTAGATGCTAGTGGAAACATTGTTGCAAACAATGGATCTAACTTAACAGCATTAAACGCAACACAATTAACTTCAGGCACAGTGCCTGATGCAAGATTTCCATCAACACTACCGGCAGTTAACGGTTCAGCATTAACAAATTTAAATGCAAGTAATTTAGCTTCTGGTACAGTACCTGATGCAAGATTCCCAGCAACACTTCCTGCAGCAAACGGTTCAGCTTTAACAGCATTGAATGCAAGTAACCTTGCAAGTGGTACTGTTGCAAACGCAAGACTCGATGCTCAACTACAAGACGTTGCTGGACTAGCAACAACCGCAGGTAAAATTATTCAAGGTGATGGATCTAATTTTGCTCTTTCAGCTTACACACTACCTACCTCAGATGGATCTGCAAACCAAGTTTTAACTACTGATGGTTCTGGAGCAGTTACTTTTGCAACTCCAACAGTGGGAGATATAACTTCTGTTGTAGCAGGAACTGGTTTAACTGGTGGTGGAACATCAGGTGATGTAACTTTAAACGTTGCCGCAGGAAATTTAATTGACGTTCAAGCAGATCAAGTAGATGTAGATTTATCAGAACTAGTAACATCAACTTCAGATGCTGACGGAGATTTTTTTGCAGTTGTAGATGCTGCTAATGCTCAAAAGAAATTAACTAAGGGTAATATTGCTATTTCAGGTTTTAATAATGATAGTAATTTTATTGATGGATCTGCTTTAAATGCTTCTAATTTAAGTTCGGGAACGGTGCCAGACGCTAGATTTCCCGCTACATTACCCGCAGCTAACGGATCTGCATTAACAGCATTGAATGCTTCAAACTTAGGTAGTGGAACTGTTCCAGACGCTAGATTTCCCGCAACACTGCCAGCATTAAATGGTAGTGCTCTTACAGATTTAAATGCTTCAAACTTAGGTAGTGGAACTGTAGCTAATGCAAGGCTAGATGCACAACTTCAAGACGTTGCAGGTTTAGCTGTAACTAACGGAGGTTTTATTGTTGGTGATGGTTCTAATTTTGTTTTAGAAACTGGAGCTACTGCAAGATCTTCTATAGGGTTAGGTACAAGTAATGATGTTCAATTTGATAGTTTTGGAGTTGGAACTGCAGCTTCAGGAACTACTGGTGAAATAAGAGCAACAAACGACATTACTGCTTTTTATTCTTCAGATAAATCTTTAAAAGAAAATATTAAAAATATTGAAAACCCTTTAGAAAAAGTCAGCCAAATAAATGGTGTAACTTTTGATTGGACAGAGGACTATATTAAACAACACGGTGGTGAAGACCAATATTTCGTTAGAAAAAATGACGTAGGTGTTATTGCACAAGAAATAGAAAAAGTTTTACCTCAAGTAGTTGCAACAAGAGAAGATGGTATCAAAGCTGTTAAATATGACAGAATTGTTGCTTTGTTAATTGAATCTATCAAAGAACTTAAAAAAGAAATAGAAGAACTTAAATCAGGAGCCTAATCCATGGCCCTAGGAGTTAGTGCATATTCAGAAACACCTTTCGGTGCAGAACTTTCAAATGTCATTGCATATCCATCAGGTATTCAATTAACAGCTCAAGAAAATTCAGGTACCGTTAGTATAGATGTAGCTGTTTCTGTAACAGGTCAAGCTTTAACCTCTACTTTAGGAACAGCAAATGGATCTTCTTTAGTAAATGTTGCTCTAACAGGTCAAACTTTAACAGCAGCAGAAGGAACACTTACACAATCATCAAATCAAGAAATTAATCTAACAGGTTTTGATTTAAACCTTAACTTAGCTACTTCTACACATGATACTTTAACAGCTTTTAGCGAAGCACCTTTTGCAACATTAAGTCCAGCTACATTCCTTGTTAATGTTGGAATAGAGGCTACAACAGGTGGTATTCTTGTAGGAACTACTTTACCTCTATCGTTGGGTACAGTCTCAGTTGCAGCTGATGCTAACACTGGCACATTAACCGGTCAAGCAATGACTATTCAAGAGGGTCAAGTGACTGCAGATGATGCAAGTGCTGAAGTAACAGGTCAAGCTTTAGTTTCAAACCTTGGAACAGCAATAGGTGATGCAAACACTATAGCAAGTGCGACTGGTTTTGCTTTAACTATGCAAGAGGGTCAAGCAACCGCAGATGATGCAAGTGCTGAAGTAACAGGTATAGGTCTTTCTGTAAATCTTGGTACAGCTGTTTTAGATGCAAATACTTTAGTAGATTTAACTGGTTTTGCTTTAACTATGCAAGAAGGTCAAGCTACAGCCACAGATTCGGTAGCAAGACCAACAGGAATTGTTATGACAATGGCTGAAGGAAATATTGCAGGTCCTGTTATATGGAATCCTGTGCCTACAGGCAATGCACCTATAGATCCTCCTGGTTGGAAAGAAGTGGCTTGATTTTAGGTAAAAATAGAATAAAATTAAATATTAAGGAATTTAAATTATGGCAAACTCAACCTCAGCTAGTTTAAAATTAACAGTCCAAACAACCGGAGAAAACTCAGGTACTTGGGGACAAATTACTAATACCAATCTACTTATTTTAGAACAAGCAATTGGTGGATATGCAGGCGTTGGATTAAATGCAACAACAGGGGCAACTTTAACGTTTTCTAATGGTGTTGTATCAAATGGAAAAAACCAAGTTATAAAATTAACAGGAACTATAACTACAAATGTTAATGTTATTATACCTGATTCAGTTGAAAAAACATATATAGTTGAAAATGCTACAAGTGGCGCTTTTACGGTAACTGTTAAAACCACTTCTGGTACAGGTTTTACTTTTGGCACAACTGAAAAAACTCGTGCTATTGTTTATTCAGACGGAACAAACGTTGTTGAAGTAATAAATAACACACAGAATTTATTAGATTTAGCAAACGTAGCTAATACAAATGGAAACTTTATTGTAGGAAATGGAAGTAATCTTGTTGCTGAATCTGGTTCAACAGCTAGAGATTCTATTGGTTTAGGAACTACATCTAATGTAGAATTTAATGATGGTAAACTAGATTCATTAGGTATTGGAACTGCAGCATCAGGTACAACTGGACAGATTAGAGCTACAGATGATATTACAGCATTTTATTCTTCAGACATCGCATTAAAAGAAGATATTACAAATATACCAGACCCATTAGAATCCTTGAAAAAATTAAATGGTGTGCTATTTAATTGGAAAGATAAATGGATTGAGCATCAAGGTGGTGAAGATGGCTATTTTGTTAGAAAAAAGGACGTTGGAGTCATAGCTCAAGAGGTAGAAAAAGTATTACCTGAAGCAGTTGCTCAAAGAAAAGATGGAATTAAAGCAGTAAAATATGATAGACTAACTTGTTTATTAATTGAAGCTGTAAAAAAATTAAACGAAAAAATAGATACTTTAACTAAGGAGAAGAAGTAAAATGGCTATACCAAGTACAAACACAAGTTTGTCTGATATCCAAAGTGAATTC